TGACCGTGGAACTGTCGTAAGCTTTGACCGTGGAACTGTCGTAAGCTTTGACCGTGGAACTGTCGTAAGCTTCGACCGTGGAACTGTCGTAAGCTTTGACCGTGGAACTGTGGCAAGCGACTCTTTTACAATTTTTCAGGTAATATGTACCCTCACCAATCGTAAAGTCAGATTTGTCAATGAAGATATGTTCTTTCGCCCATCCTTTAACCGCTGAAACCATGCGGTCACGGTCAACTTCTTTCACATACCAATCAGGAAGAATGTCTTGGTCAACATTGAATTTCCATGTTTCGATAGGGGAAAACATATCATTGTTTGGCGGTATCAGTTCAACCCTGATGAACTTCGTTTCAGCATTTGTCCAATTATCTTCAATCCCTAATTCTTCCAACATATCAGTATGGTGGTCATAGTCAGGTACAAAAACCCTATCTTTTAAAATAATTCCGCTTTTAAACATACACATATCAACAATCCTCACTTTCTAAATACTCAACCGCATCATCATAGCGGTCACACAACATTTGCAGTTCTTCCTTACCTTTTTCTTCCATGGCACATACTTGCCGATACATTGCATCATCCCGGTATGCAGTAACTTCATCAGTTATCAATTGGTTCATCATTTGCGGTTCAAGGGCATCCAGTTCCCAAGATTCATCACCATATTCTTCTATGTACTTGGATGCACGACTGTCTGTAATCTTTGCCGGGTTTGGCGGCGGGTTATAAGTCTGTATCTGCTCCATTGTCAGGGCAACCCGCTTTACATATACATCAGCACCGAACAGGTTAAGTCTGTCCTGAATATCCCTTGTCATATCAATACCACTGGGGTCATGGTCACCAAGATGTATAATTACACGTTGTTCCCGGTAATCCTGCCGGATAAACCGCCGTGCGGCTGTCCACATTTCCGACTGTGATGTGTAACCCCTACAGGAGAAATACGGAACGTCTAACTGTCTGCAAGCCTGTCCTACAATATCAACCAAAGCATCCTTCTCAACCCATACTTCAACATAATTTTCCTGACCATCCCACTTATTCAGTAAGTAGGAATACTTTGCCGATTCAATTACATCAGCAGGTGTGCTCCAATGGCTGTTGTGCCTAAGATTACGGGTTCTATCTGTGATGCTGTTCCAGTCAATCAGCCCGGCAAGTCTGCCGTCATTGATAAGGTTTCCGATATTCTTGTAACTGCGTTCATTGTTTTCTATATAACCCCTTGCAACTAATTGATAGTAGGCTTGTCTAAGGGTCAATTCATATCCCTGTGCGGAATACTCCGCAATCACCTGATTTACCAGTTCAATCAGTTCAAGGCTTTTGCTCTGAAAACGAATATCCTTATATTGAATTTTTGGCATATCACACCACCATTTCTGAGGGAACTTCGATACCCTCTAATTCTGCAAACCGCCGCGCGTTGATGAAATATCTGTGATAATTTTCTGATGTTCGGATTGCGTACCCCCAAGGGAATATTCCCTGTTTCAAACCATCTTCAACGGTCTTGTGGTTCATCCGCATAAGTTTCCCGGCATCCTTAGTCCGTAATTCAGGAATCACACCGCTGTTGTGTTTCGCCATTTTCACAATCGGTTCATCCTGTTCAAAGTATTCAGGGTCAAGACCAAGGGACACTGCAATGTTCTTCTGTCTTTCCACTGATGGGGTGTTCTTACCGGAAAGATACTGACTGATAGAACTCTTTCCGATTCCGGTTAATCCGACAACCTGTGCCTGACTGATTTCTAACTGCTGCATAGCCTTTTTCAATTTCTCGTTGAAATTCATATTCATTCACCATTCCTTTCTTTTGCAGTCCAATTTATTGGACTTTTGCCGAAAAAAAATATACACTTATATCTGATTGGTCAATTTCAAGTAAAAAACATGCTCTGTCAATCTCCGTTTGCGTAAACTCAGCAGAATTATTCAATTTTGCTGAAATTGTTGCTTTAGAGATTTCCATTGCTTCTGCAAAATTCTTTTCCGATTTAAATACTTCTCTTATTCTTCCACGTAGCTTTGCATAATTAAATGCCATTATTCTTCACCACCTTTCATACTGGAATCAGGAAATGTGTTGTTATTGTATTGCTTCCTGATTCTTATTCTTACAGTCCCTGATTCCAACTGTTCACACCGCATTTCCTCAAACATCTGATTCTTTTGTTCCAGTTCACGGATATAATCCGTGTATTTTTGTTCAGAATCAAATTCAAGAATCTGTTCTATCCATGCGGCAATAATTTTCTTCATCAATTCACCTTCCTTTCTATTTTGTTTGGGTTGCTATGCAGCAACCCGGCATCTTGTTAATTCAGTCTGCTTGATTCCCCTGTATTCAGTATGTGCTTTCACTGTACCAGTGATTGATATTTCCGGGGCATCCTCATTGATAAATGTACCTGTTTTCCAAGTGTAAACATTGCTATCTTCACCAATGATTTTATATATACGTGTGATTCCAAAATCGGTTTCCCAACTGGTCACACATTTGACTGACTTGGCTTTAACTATGATTCTGTCCTTGACTTCGCCAACGTATTCTGAACTACTTTCGACTGCCTGAACAGCTTTCTGTTTATCTTGCTTTTCCAGTTCTTTGTTATATGCCGGAAAAAGAGAAGCAAGAAGTCCAAAATTCTTCCGGGTTATGTAATTAAGACTACATGCGGTTTTCAGATTATGAAAATAGTTATTATCTTCTCCTTGAACCGCTACCCAATCTAACGCATCCTTCACAAGCTGAATAGTTTCAGGTGACTGCGGATTGAAGTTCACTTTTTCCATTTCTTCCTGTAAATCAGACAATAACTTCCTTGACCAAGCCCTTCCGTGAGCAGCATCCATGTAATCCATTGCCCGGCTTGCAGTAGTTCTTCCGTCATCCTGTGTCCTGACATATCCAAAATGGCGAATGGTTTCAGCTACATATACAAGATATTCTTCTTTCAGAAGATAAACTTCACCATAGCAGCCCGGTTCCGGTGTTTCACCCTGAATCAATGTTTCAAAAAGGCTGGTGTACCTTGTGACTACCTCTGCACTAAGTCCATTGGTGAAATCATTTAAACAGCTTTTTCCAACCTGTTTGAACTCACCTGTGACCTTGTTCCTGACAATGAAAGTTGCCTTGCGATATCTGTTGCTTTTACAATGTTCACATATAGATTTTCCACTGTAATACCGTTCAGGTACTTCATATTTGCCAAGACCGCTGATGATGTTACCCTTTTCCGTATGTTCTACAGATGCAACAAATTCCCAATCATTAACAAGGGCTGTTCCTTCAGCTTCCACTAATACGAATCTTGCGGTGTATAGGTTCCCCTGTTCATCTTTCAGTTCACGGAAGGTTTCACCGACCTGTTCATAGCGAAAATCACAACCGTACGCTTTGCACTTGTTAAAAATGCGGGTCAACTTCTTTTCAAGTCTTTCCATGTTACCCTCAAAAATCTGATATACCATAAACCTGTCTCCTTTCTACATAGCAATCCCTTCATAAATTGTCTAATTGTCAGCACACCTTGGAACAATCAGGGGTGTCTTACCTTTATCAGATTTCACATTAAAATCTGCAAACCTGTTGAACAGTATTGAACCTTTTGGACGGTGATGTTCAAACCGTTGTGATTTTCCCATTAAAAACCACCAAAACTTGTTGACCAATACACAAATAGACAATTTATGAAGGAACTACGAATAGGGATTCTGGACTTGAACCAGATGTTAGACCGTGCCGAAGTACCGTTATCCGACTACTAAATCCCCCCAAGAATTATTGCTGTGCCTCTTCAATACTTGAAACAGCTTCTTCCAATGAATCAATGGCGCTTTGCATTTCATCACACGCACTGTCAGCCATTTCATACCGTTCCGACCCTTGAAGATTTTCAGGCATATTGTCACGATATTCTTCTTCATCATTCATGACAGATTCAAGTTCATCCCTGATTTCATTGATTTTGCTGATGATTTCATCTAACTGTTTTCTTCTTGGTTTATTCATTTTTCGTTACCTCTTTCACTTTATATGATTGTAGCCGTTTACAATATTTTCAAGGTTTGCTTTTTCCATTTCCAATTCGGCAAGCCTGTCTTTCGCCGCCAGATATTTTTCCTTTGCGGTCAATTCTTGTTCTGCTCTGTCTAAGCGTTTCCACCTATCAGCCTTGTCCAACCACTTTTTAAGTCCAATCGCTTTAACCAGTTTACAGAAGTCATCCTTATGAAAATCCAACAAACAGTAGATTGGTGTAACAGCCCATAATTGTTCTTCTGTAATACTGTCATCTTTCAACCTTTCTTGCATTTCTTTTAACATCATAGCCCAAACCATCCTTTCCTTTTTTGTTGAATAAAGTACTGTGTCCTCTCGTTTAGTACCTGTTCACTACAGCATCTCCTTCTTAGGGACAAAGTATTGATTGGCTCAACCTGTCTGTTTTCTGCCATTAGTACAGCACACTTTGCTTTGTTGCCCTGATGCCCATGTTTTCGGTACATTTTACCGGGTTGCCTAACTCTTTCACACACTCTATCTGCCCTTAAACAGCCTGACCGCCATGTCACTTGTGTGTAGCCCTATCGGTTTACCCTGTGCTTCCTACTTTCTTTATTCAACTATCCGCTGCAACGGATTTCCGAGAGTCAAACTTATTTGACTAAAGCAAGTCTAACATATTGGACTTTTCTTGTCAACACCTTTGTTCAAATTTATTTGACTTTTTTTCAAATAAACTTGATATTTCTTTGACTTCATTATATAATTTAGAAGAACAATATAATAAAGGAGTGAGGTTACATGACAGATAAAACATCAACATTTCATAAACGGTTAAATACTGCTATACTTGACCGTAATATAAAGCAATCAGATTTGGTTCAATTAACAGGGATGTCTAAGCAAAAGATAAGTCAATATGTAAATGGTCAGTTTGAAGCCAAACAAAAAGGTATATATGAATTAGCCAAAGCTCTTAATGTGGATGAAGCATGGTTGATGGGTTATGATGTGCCAATGGAAAAAGAAACAGAATCCACAGCATCATATGAGGAATATGGAATCAAGCCAATTGCTATTCAGAAACTTCCTTTGTTGGGTGAAATTGCGTGTGGAAATCCAATCTTTGCGAATGAAGATAGAGCATCATACATAGTATCAGGAACAGAAGTAAAAGCTGATTTCTGTTTAATAGCGAAAGGTGACAGTATGATTGGTGCTAGAATATATGACGGTGATATTGTTTTTATTCAACAACAACCAACAGTAAACAATGGTGAAGTAGCAGTTGTAATCATAGGTGATGAAGCAG